GTCGGCGAAGGAGCGCAGACCGTGCTCTTCGTCATCATCGGCCTTCGGCTCTTCCGCGTGCCTCTCCAGTGATGCGCGCACTCCTCCTATTGGCCGTCCTCGCGAGCGGATGCACGACGGCATATTACCCGAGCGGCAAGAAGGCACTGGTCATCGGATCGAACGTCCGGGGACTGCATTTCAAATCGGGCGGTCTCGAGATTTCCGGTGACTTCGACAACGCGATCATCATTCAGAAATCCGGCGCCGCTGTCTCGCAAGGCATCATGAGCGCGATGGTTCCAGCGGCAACCGGAGGCGTCATTAAGTGACGCCGCTCGCCAGATTCGCCTCGTTCGTTGGCTTTTGGCTTTTCGTTGGACTCACCTTTTTCGCGCTCGGATATTCACTCTTCGCCCTGACCAAATGAGCACACGCTTCGACTCCTTCTTTCCCTTCATCATCAAATGGGAGGGCTCCGTTTTCGAGAACGATCCCGACGATCCCGGCGGCGCCACCAAGTTCGGCATTGACCAGCGGAGTCACCCGAACGTCGACATCCGCAACCTGACGATCGACGGCGCGAAAGCGATCTACCTCGCGTCCTACTGGAACAAGATTCGCGCGGACGAAATGCCGCCAAAGGTCGGAGAAATCATGATGGACATCGCGGTTAACAACGGATCGGGGCGCGCCGTGAAATGGCTCCAGGAGATCGTCGGCGTGGACGCGGACGGGGCGCTTGGACCGCTTACGATTGCGGCTGCGAATGCCTCGGACGGCGACAAGACGGCGCAACGACTCCTCGACCGGCGAACGGAATTTTACCACTCCATCGCGAAAGGCAAGATGGCGAAATTCCTCACGGGATGGTTGAACCGTAACAACGATTTACGAAGAACGCTCGGTCTGTAGAAGGCGAAGCGTCAGTGAGGCAGGGCTCAGATAAGCGTCATCTGGGACGCGACGGCGGCACTCGCATCGTACCGGCGCGAGTCGCCCTTGGGGTACGGCTCAACCGGGTAAAGTAGAGCGGCGATTATCGCCTTGCGCTGGCGCGGACTGCCGCACGCGTAAACGTAGCGGTGTTTTCGCGGACGGTCTTCCAAATAAAAGTCATCGCCGTACTTTCCGCGCATCCATTCCGCGCGGTTCTCTTGCCCCCGGCTTTCATCGGCGACCGTCGCGCCGTGGAGATGCTCGCGACCTCTGATCTTCCAGTCGGTGCGCTTGGCGCTTAGTCCGGTATACAGGAAATTCGTCGCTTGGTAAATGTAGCCGACGTGCCCTTGCGCGGTGTCCGCGTAACTCACGACGACGGAAGGGCGCGGGAGCAGGCGTAGCGAGCGCCCCACGAGCATGCTGGCGAGGTTTGGCTCGCTCTCGCAACAAAGGCGATTCAACTCCAAGACATGAACTGCCCACGCCTCCCCACAGATTCCGCCCCGCAGCGGCGCGCTCGCTGGCGTGCCGTAGGTGACAACCCCGACAAGCTCCGCGCCCCTATACGCGCCAAAGGCGTGCGACACAGGGCACTTCCTGCGCGCGTAGTGACGCGAGAGGAGCCACGGCAACGCCTCTTCCGTCGGCATGGGTTGAACGATCATAGCGTCCCCTCCCTCTGCCGGCGCGCCTCTTCCTGCCGGCTCATCTTTCGGCAGGCAATCCTCGCAGACCTTCGCGCGGTAGACCTCATGACTAAGAACGTGAACAACGAGCCGCTGGAACGGCTTCTTGCACACGGGACAAATCGACGGTTCGCGGGAAATTGGCATGTCCTTTATCCGCGCCAAGCGGTCGATTTAGTGCGTTTCGTGCATGTGGATTGAAGGAACTTCATGCCCGCAATGGTCCATTCGTAATTCCACGAGAACCAATCCGACCCGTCCAGATGGGAGAGCATGACGCGCGTTCCTTTTGTCGTGGTGGAGTCGATCCCGTGCGCATCCCTGAAATGCGCCCGCATCTCCGATTGATCGAATTCCGCATTGGCGCACGTTGGGCAAACCCACCAGCTTCCGAATCTGCGCTCTGTCTTTTTCTTGCTCGTTTTCTCAGTCATCGGGCTGTTGGTTTCTGCGTTTCTTCGGGCGGTCTTCAAAAAGCTCTGGCTGCTCATCGTCCTCGGTATCGGACACCGTTGCGAACGGTCCCTCGAATCGCACGTAATGGTCGATTCCTGACGTTCCCTTGCGCTGGAAGGGGATTTCCAGCCGGCGAAGCTCATACCCCTCTTTTTTGTCCTTCTGGCGAGCCGGATGAAGAACCCATTTTGCGGTTACATCTTGGTCGATTGCCTTGCTCTCCCGCGCCTCGCCGGCCGCATTCGTCTGACACAGGAGAATCATCACGAGGTCGAGATCCATGCCGACCCGGCGAAAGAGATGGGAGACGCCGGCAACTTCGATCTCCCGATTCTCCCCGCGCTCCCGATGGCCCTTCACGAGCTGAACGTAATCAATGACGGCGAGCGACAAGTCGGGCCAGCGGATTTTCGCTTGCCGCAACGCCCCCACGATGTTCGCGGCGTCGAAAAGATCGTCGCGCAAATCGAGCCGCCATCCCTCCGAATTCTTGAGCGCGTGATGGAGTGAAAGCTCCTCCGAACCGGCGAGCTTCGTGAAGTGATTCTTCGCCGAATCGACCCGCGCAACGCCGTGAATCAATCGGTCGGTCTGCTCCTCTCCCGGTTGCTCGAGACTCGCGCAGAACACGGCACCTCCCATCCGGCACACGTTGCGGATGATGGACGCCGCGAGCATGCTCTTGCCGGCTTTCGTCGGGCCCGTCACGAGCGGCATGTCTTTCCGCCGCATCGGCGAATGAAGGTCCAGCCATCGAATCCCGGTTGGCACAACATCCCTATCTTCCTCTTGCGATGTGAGTCGGATTCGCTTGTCAGCGAGGTAATCGCTCCAAGGGCGGTATCCCTTGCGGTCAGGCGTCAGAAGCCCTGCCACGGCCTCCATATGCGCGCCGATGAGGGTTTCCGGTTGCTCTGACGTGTAGGCGTCTTCTTTCGCGCGGTCGCACGCCGCAATGAAGTCCCGCGCGGACTTCTTCGCCTTCACGAGCTCGATATGCGCGCGAATGTTCATCGCGCTCGGCAGGTAGGTGAAAAGCTCGGCGAGGTTCGCGCCGCCCCCACATTGCTCGAGCTGCCCGCGGTCGTGCAAAATCTGGTAAAGAACCACATTGTCTATCTTCCGTTCCTGCGACCAAAGCTCGGTGAGGGTGCGGTAAAGCGTGGCGAGCGGAGTCGAGTAAAACGCCTGCCACGGAAGCGACATTTCCGCGCAGATCGCGCCGACCTCTTTCGGCGCGATGAGGAACGAGCAAATGACGCCTCGCTCAGCTCCATCGCTGGACGGCAGAAGGCGCATCTCCCTCCGCAGTTCGCGTTCAAACGGCGGCACTTCCTCGTCGGCGGGGTGGCTCATCATATCCGGTCCTCCCATTGATACGCCGCCATCCGCTGCTCCTCATCTGCCTCGGCTCGGCTCTGATCTTCCTGCCGGCGCACGAACTCTGTCCGCGACTCGATCTGCGCCAGCGTGATGTCCAGCCCATGGCCGGTTGGCCCGTAGCACTTCGGATCTCCGACCGCGTGACAGTGCAAGCACTCAGGGCAGCAGCAGTTGCCGGTGCCCACGGCGTAGCACATTTCGCAAAAATCGTCCTCGTCTTCGCCGGGAAGCGAGTGACATCCTGGCGGCAGGCTCCATCCGAAGGGTGATTTCATAGGTTGGCGAGGTTGACGAGTTCCGCGCACGCTCTCTTGCATGGCCGCGCCACGGGCAGCCGGGTGCGGGGATTGGATGAAGCGTTCCGGCACCCGTCGCGCATCGCGGCCCCTCCGGTCAGTTCGTTGGCATCTGGCGGAACGGCCATCTGACTTCCGCAGGTCGAGCATTCGTACACGTCGCCCTCTTCGTCGCCCTCGTGCAGCTCGTGGTTCATTGCCTTTCGGAAGCGGCCCGTTTCCGCGCTGGTCTTGCCGCAATTCTGGCAGGTCCAATCTTCGGGCGGCGCCGTGCTGGTGAAGCGACTTGCGGTCATGACGGGTTGCCTCCGGTCTGTTCGTTGCGCAGCGCGTCAGGGTCGCTAGGATCAAGCGCCGAGCGATCAAGTTTCGCAGCGGTGAGTTCGCGGTCGATTCGTCTCCATATCGCATCTTCCAGTTTCTCGCCGCCGCCGGTCCCATCCATCAACCAAAAGAATAGATGCTTGGCGATGGTGAGCCTGATCTCCTGTGCGCGAGTGAGCCTCTTCATGTCAGTTCGTAGATTTCGATTTCAGTGCACTCAGCTTCTTCTTTTCCAGCTTTGCGCTGGCGCGCTTCGATTCGCGTCTGGCCAGGGCGGTCGTCTGGAATAATTCCAGCGTGACGGCAGCAATCCACGACGTGCTTTTCACACAAATTGTCTTCGTCAATGAGTCGACGGCGGACGCTCGTAACGCGGACAAGAAAGCGTCTTGAATCTTCTTCCTTCTTTTTTCTCTTCCCCACGGCTCTAACTGGAGCATGTCGTTCCAGCTCGGCACGCACGGGAGGACGCACTCCTTCTTCACGCCGCGGGCCGACTTGGTGCTTTTGAACGACGGGACGCGCAAGCTGAAGATCAGACGCGGGGAACAGGCCGGGGTTGAGTCGCTCGAAGTCGGAGGAGGCATTTGGAAAGGCGGGGTTCATCACTTTCTGTCGTTATAAATCTGCTTGCAGCGAATCACTCCGACCGCGACTCCGAAAGAGAACGCGACGATGCAGCAGAAGGCTTCGAGTGGCGTGAACGGGATCATAGGAGTGGCAGCGTGTCGGCCTCGCGGCGTTTCTTTCGCGCGGCCTGCTTCGGGCGCTTCTCCTCGCGCTCCGGGCAGTCGGTATCGAGATAGTCGTTGCCGTCCCACCCAAGGCGCGAGGCGAGTTTGGTCGCATGAGCAGGAGTGAGCCTGCCGTCGCCGAGGAGCGTGCCGTCAGACGCGGCTGCGAACCCAATGGCGTTCTCGATCGCGCACCGGCTCTTGCCAGTCCTCTCGTTGACGCGGGATTTCCAGCATCGATCGCAGTTGCGGCCGGTCCAACGCATGTGCGACGTGCCGTTCGGGAACACGCTGTAAGATGGCTCACTCATTGGCGCATCCTCTCTTTCGTGAGGCTCATCTCCCACGACGCCTCCGCCTTCTCAGCGCGCGCGTTGGCGGCGGTGAGTTTATCGGCAAAGCTTGCTACCTCGTGGTGCAGTCGATTGCTTTCCTCCCTCGCGGCGGTGAGTTCTGCGCGGAGGTTTTCTGCTAGATCAACTCCGACCTGGCACGCCCCCTTCAACCGCGCGATCTCCTCCATTGCAGCCTTCGCGTCGTGCTTCCATGCTCCAGCGTCCACGGCCAGTCCAGCGATCTTGTTTACCACTTCCTCGGGCTTGCAAAGGGTGAATTTGCAAACTTGCTCCTGCCACTCTCTCGTTTTCTCCAACTCGGCTTTGAGGGTGTCGCGCTCCTGCATGAATGCGTTACGTTGATCCCATCCGGCATCCCGCTCCCGTGTCAGCCGCTCAATGGTCTCTTGCGCCGATAGTAAGCCGGCAAGGTAGCTGCGTTTCGCGACTGGAATCCAATTCTCATTGCGCCAGTTCGCGCGGGTCCACTCTTCCGCCAGTTGCTCCGGCGTGCGTTCGGCGTAGTACTCCTCCCGCGAGAGAAGACCAACGAAATCGGCGTCCTGCTCCACGCTGCCGCTCTCTCTGAGATCCCCAAGCCGGGGCTTTCCCTTCGCGAGGCGCTCGATTGCGTCGTAAGCAGTTGACTTGATTCGCCGGAACAGGTCGCGTCGAATCGGCTCATTGTCGTCGAGCGTGGTGTCATTCGCGGTTGCCGCGCAAAGGTCGATCTCCCGCAGAGCCGCCAGCGCGTCCGCGAGATGGGCGGCGAGGGCGTCACGCTCTTCCTGGACGAGATCGTACGTTCGCGGCCATTTCGCGTTTTCCTCCGCGAGCTGCCGGGGCGTCAGTCCGGTCTCGTGGTAGACCGTGCCGGCCTCGGCGATCAGACCCGCGTTCGCGGCAATCTCGGCTGCGCGCTCGCGAAGCTCGGCGACGTGCTGCGCATTCCAGTCGCATCCGGTTGACTCGCGCTCGTGATTATTTGCCAGCGCCCGCAAGCTGGCCGGCGTTTCGGTTTTCGTTGGATCGCTCATGAGTTGTAGGGTTAGGCTCCAATCATCCAGGGCAGCGGCGAAACGAGGCGGAAGCCGTCGATAATCTCGCCGAATTCTTGGCGGTCACTGTCGTAATCCGGCCATTCGCCTGACTGGAGACATTGGCAATAGCGGTTGAGCTGTCGGCGGTACGTGAGCCTGCCGAGCTCCAGATATTCCTCATCGAGCATCCGGCGAGCCGTCTGAAAAGGCGCGGAAGATTTCTGGAGAATGTGAACGAAGGTGTTTCGTTTTTCGCCCGTCGCTGCGTTCCATGCGTCGAGATATAGAGCGGCCTGAACGTGGTAGTCCTGATCGAAAACCGTGCGCTGCCATCCATGGGCGGAGAGGTCGTTCGCGGTTTTGAAGTCGCCCAAAAATACATCCCAGTTCCAAGGCTGCGTGGAGTAGGCGATTCTCTCGTTTTCCGTACCCGCCAAGCGGGCGAAATTCGGCACGAGGTCCACGAGGCATTTCAGCGGAACGACGATTCCCGTGATCTCGTCGACCCATTCGCACAAAACTTGCACCTGAAACTCGCACGAAGCGACGAACGCGCCAGCGATCTTGTCTCGGCACAGGGCAACGGTCGCGAGTTTTGACGCCTCCCAGATTTCAGACTTCACGGGGATCAACCCCATTTTCTCCTGCATCGCCCACCAATCTTTGCAGACGGTCGCGTTCATGTTCCACGGCTTGTCGACCATCGGAGCGCATTTCTTGAGGCTTTCTGGCGCCTGATAAGTCGCTGGCGCCGGAACGAATTTCGCGAGCATCGAGGGGTTGGTAATCCGCGCGTCCATCAGCGTTCCCCAGTCCATCGCCTTCGTTCGTTCGACCTTTGCCCCGTCCATCCATTCCCGCGGGCATTCGTCGAAAAGTGCGAGCTGCGAACGGGACATTACTCGCGCGGGGTCTCCGCGTTCGGCAAACTCTCCGAGCGAATGGTATTTCGCTTCGTCGGCTCCGGGTGTGACGGTCGGGCCGGTAATTTCTTTGATCGTGAGTGCGCGGATCATACGCAGATTTTCGGAGGTTGCGGAAATTCGGCACCAACCTGTTTCCACAGGTGGAGACAACCGGGGTGCATGTTGACGTATTCGGACTCGGGAGGGTGGAATTGCACAACGCAGTCCTCCGGCTCCCAAAATAGCTCCTTCACCGCCGTCATCTCTTCCCACGAGGGGCATTTGTCGCGCCGTGACGGGATGCTGACGGATACATGATCCCACCCGGTTTCAGCGCCATCGGCGACGATGCAGAACAGCGTGCGCCCGCATGCTGCGCGCCCCGGAATCTCGAACGCTCCGAACGGGTCGCCCGGTTGCGTGTGATATTGCGCGGGAAGCCTTGGCGCGTTTTGCATGCGGTAGAGCTCTGGAAATTTCATGCGAGTCCCTCCACGAATTCAATCGCTTCGATGAGACGTTGCTCGGTCAGTTGGCCATCGTCCATCTCGTCAATCGTGATGGCTTTTTGTGCGGCGAGGTATCCCCAGAATTTATCCACGTTCCCGCCGTGCTCGCCCTTGGTCATGTTCCAGAGTTTCTTTTTCAGGTCGGCGGTCGACTTGTCGGACACCCGCTCTTTCGCGCGAGCTTCCATCGGTTCAACCGTCCCGCCTTTCGCCCAGGCCGCTATCGCCTCGCCGTGACGGATTTCCAGCGGCCCGCTGTTGTCTGGCGGAAGACACGCGCGGAGGTCAGCGCGGCCCTTCTTCGTGACGATAATGCTGTGGTCCGGGTTCACCTGCATGTGCAGGGTCAGCTCGAAAAGGAAGTCGTCAGCTTGGATGGGCGTCAAGTGCTCGTCTTTCACGATCTCCGAAAACCCCTTCGCGTTTTTGACCTGTCGACTCTTGAACTTCGCCCGCATGCACACGATGAGCGTCATTTTCGCCTGCATCATTTTCAGCACAAATTTCGAGTGCTCCAGCTTCGGTTTGCGCCAGATCGCGAGCCCCTTCTTTCCAGCGTCCTCGTTGTCTCCCGCGAGGTCCAACACGCCGCCTTGGCCTTCCCAAAAATGGCTCACACTGTCGATGATGCCAACGGCGGCGCCCATGCGCTCCATCGTCTCCAACATCGAGACTCCGCGCGCTGGAGAGAACGGAGCATCCATCGGGATGACCTCGTATCCGCCGGCGATCTGATCGGCGTAGAATTCTCCCCTCCCGCTTTCGGTGTCACCCATGATGATCTTGCCAGACGGGCCGGCGATCCCTCGGGCGAGCAGAAGCGATGAGAGCGTCTTGCCGCTCCCCGATTCGCTGAACATCCCGATGAGCAGACGCGCAGACTGACGAGCAGCCGACCGAACGATGAGTGATTCGCTCATGGCTTGTAGTGTGTCGGGGTGTAGTAGACGTACACCGAGCCATCGGGTACGAACCAAAGATTTCCGCCGTTGCTGAGCCGCTTGAGCTTTTGCTCATTTCGCGGGCCTCTCTCGTCATGAATTTTCGTCATCACGACAACGCCAGACGCAGGCTCTGTCGACGTGATGGGAATCCAATCGCTCATTGCCCGTCCTCCGAAGTTCCGAACGTGGAAGCGAGCTTTTCACACTCTTCGCAACGGTCTTTTTCAGCCTGACCAGCCGTCGAAATCGAGTGCGCTTGAAGGACCGAAAGCATGCGCGATTTCGTGGTCCCCTCGCCATCGCTCGAATGAGCGCCCGCAGCATCGCGAGCCAAGCCGTCGATCAGGTCAACGCACGGCTCCGGCCATCCCTGGTTGCGAGCAGCCTTCCGCCATTTCGCGAGGCATTTGTTGCCGTCGTCTTTCGGCGCGAAGTCGATAACGACCGGGTTCGGGCGCTTCCCTTGAGCCGCTTCCGCGAGCTTCTGCGCGATGGAGGTGCCGATCGGTTGACCGGACTCTTTAATGACCGACCGAGCCTCCGCCACTTCCTTCGCGCTGTCGCCCGTCTCAGGGAATCGCTCAGGATTCAGAATTTCGCGACCGATCTCCCGCGCCGTCTCGGTAAGAATATCGCACGCTTCGCAGCGGCGATCCAGCGGCGTGCCGTGGACGCAAACGTTACCCTCCACCGCGGGTGCCATTTCGCGCGGATGTTCGACCGGCTTTTCTTCCAACGGCAAATCGCGCTGGAAGTCGGTCGCGTCCATCGCCTCCTCACGGATCGACGTCTCGGCGGAAGCGATCATCGGCGATCCGTCGGCTGCGTTGCCGACTACGGCGAAGAACGTCTTGCGGCCGGGCGTCGGGTGATTGTACCAGACAACGGCTTGCACCGGCCGCATCTCGAACCCGTCGCGGATCTTCTGTGTGAGGGTGTCGCGGTCCAGCTCGATCCTTTCGAGCTTCGCTTTGAAGTCCGCTTTCACGGACGCAAACTCCGCTTCGGTGGACGTGTATTCGCTCGCCGATCCCGCCATTTTCAGGGCGATCTGGCGAATCTCGGCATCGCTGAAATTGTAGCGGGCGAGGATGGTAACGGTCTTGTTTTCAGTCATGGTGTTTTGGTTTTTTTGGGTCGGAAAATCAGGCGGCGCTCGCGGGGAATGGTCCATTGAAGCCCCATCCGTCGACGGGATTCTGCGCGCATTTTCCGCAGACTGGCCGCTTCACTTCGTCTCCTTTCGTGGCTTCGTAAATGTACCAGTTTCCGGGGCGCTCCTCGTGGCACAAAAGGCACGTATATCCGGTGCGAACCCCGTCGATCTTGCGCTCCAATTCGGACACGCGATTCCTGAGGTCTTCGAAACCAGCTTGGAGTTGCGCTAGGTTCATTTTGCGATGAATTCAGCGGCTTTGATCGCCAGTCCGACGAGGAGGCCGATGACGAGGAAAAAGGTCGAAATAAGGACCGCGGCGCCGAAGATCGCGCAGAGCAATCTGCAACCGGCGGCGTAGGGACTTGGCGGACGTTGGGGCGGAGTCATGGTCAGTCGCGGGTGGAGGTTCGGCGGAGTTTTCCGAAAACGGTTTCGAGTTCGGAGCGAAGGAAGAAGACGCCGAAAGAGCAACGGCAATGAGGGCGCAACCCTGACTCGCGGACCATGCGCGCCACCTTGCCCTTATGCGTGCCGGCCTTGTGCTTGATTCCGAGGCTGGAGACATACTTCGAATTGACGGGAATCCCGCCGTTCAACGGCGGGTCATACTTGAGGATCATCTCCGCCTCTTTGTCGTTCAACCCCGCTGCGGGCCAAGGCAGCACCGCGTAAGCGTCAAAATCCTTACCGCTGGCCACATGCTGATGCACCCGCACGTGGACAGCCACGCTTTGCCCAACGTAGACCACAAGACCACCCTTGAGCAAAAAGTAGATGCCGCAATAGTCGGGAGACCTCGTGAAGGTCGGAAGGTCTGCCTCCGCCAGCGGAATCGGCTCGGCGCGTTTTCTGGCATGTGGAGGATTGAGAAACTTCGGCATGGATGCGAACAAATCACGCTTGACTTCCGCTGTAAAGCGGAAAATGTATCATGCAATGAAAAAAGTGGAAATCCCCATGCCAGAGCCCCGCGCCGTCCGCATCACAGATCGGCACAAGGCCATGCATCCAGGCGAGCGCGTGAGCGGCACGCCGGAGGAAATGGCCTGCGTTCGTGCCTTCTGGCGCAAGCAAGGAAAGCAGACGGTACAGCAGACCGTTGACGGCACAGTCCACGTATGGCGCGTATCCTGAGCCATCCTATGCGCTGGCTCAACATCGCGGTGGAGACGCTGCAAAAGGTGGAATTCGTACACGCCGAGCCCGCCGAGGTGGGATGTTGGCTGCGGTTGCTCGCCTTCTGCGCTTCCCAAGAAAACGGAGGACTGATCGAAGATTGCCACGAGTGGAAGGATCGCCAATGGACCATTGCGGCCGGCATTCTCAGGGCCGACGTACACCAGCCGGCAAAGCTTTGGAAGTGGACCAAGGGCGCTCTCCGCGTCCTGCATTACCCGCTCGAAAAGGAGCGCGAAGTGGCAGCAAAAAGGGCTGGCGGAAAGAAGGGATCGAAGGTCCGATGGAATCTCGGCAAGGTCAAAAAAGGACCGCCTGAAAAGGCGTCAAAAAATGGGTCACTTGATGACTCAGCTACATCGCTTCCCGATAGCTCACCCATATGCGGAAAGGAAAGGGAATGGAATGGAAAGGAACGCGCGCGCGATCATCGCCGCGCAAAACCCGACGACCAACCGCTCGAATCCAGAGACCCAAGATCATGAAACCAACTCAATGCGAATGCTGCGCCTCCCCACTCTCCAAGCCCGTCGAATACCGGCGCACCAAACGCGATGTCTGCGATCGATGCCTCGGCTTCATGGCCCGATGGCTCGCTGAAATCGAGAATGCCAATCCGATCCTCACCCTCCAACCTTGCGAGATTCACCACCACCACTCGCAACCGATCATCATTCAGCCGGCGCAACCAAACCCTTTCGACCCGCCCTACCGCATCACCTGCTGACCATGAACCTCATCACCCAACTCATCCTCGCTCTCACATCCCTCGCCATCGCACTCGCTATGGTCTGGACTCACGGTCCAAAGGACTGACCGGCGCCTTCTTTCTTTCTCAAAAAAACACCCTCGTGAAAACCTGAACCGACAGACCTCCAAAAACATGACCAATCCAAATGACCCAGCACACTTCACATTCACACCGCTCGACGATGAGGGGAAGGCCGTCCTCTGCACCAAGGAAGGCCTCACCAAGCGCGAGCACTTCGCATCTCTCGCCATGGCCGCCCTCATATCGTCGCCGCGCTTGCCTATCGGCGGCGAGAAGGTCGCCGAACTCTCCGCAGAGCTTTACGCGGGACACGCGCTCACTTGCGCCGACGCACTCATCAACGCTCTCAACCGCCAAGCCACATGACCAAAGACCAGCTCGATAAACTCTCGCCCGAAGAAAAACGCGTGAAGATCGCCGAGGCGTGCGGGTGGAAGCGCATCACCACGGACGGCTTTTTCATCGGAGAGTCTCCAAGCGGCGAGGGGTTTCAGGGGCTCCCCGACTACCTCAACGACCTCAACGCCATGCACGCTGCCGAAGTGACGCTAACGGAGCGGCAAATCGGAGATTACGAAGTTCTCCTTCGCGAAGTCGTCTGCGGCAAGTCCGGCTTCTGGTATACGCCCCACACGGGTGAAGTTTTTCAGGTCGCACACGCCACCGCCGCCCAGCGCGCCGAATCATTCCTCCTCAACGTCGCACCATGAGACGCACTCGCATTCCCAAGCGCCTACGCAGATGGCTCATCGAGCGCATACGCGCACGATACGAGCTCGTCACGGGTCGACCCATGCACGCTCACGCTATCCACGGCTTGATCCTCGCGCGCATGAGCACACAAGGGCTCGCACTTATGCTCAATGGTCCATCGGGCGCACCCACGCCTTAACCATCACGCCTTATGCTCGGCTCTCAATCCCACGCTCAGGCCATCGCATCCACGCACGGCGCCCACCCGCACCAATGGCTCGCCTGTCCATCGCATCTCACCCTCACTCTCGGTACCGACGCCACCATGGCCACGCCATCATCCCGACTCGCCGTCACAATCTGTGCCACCAAGCCGGGATTCGTCATGTTCGCTCCATTGGCCGATCATCTCACCTTCGAGACTCGCAAGAACGCGAACTGAGAATCTCACAAGTGCTCTACCAATCATGCGAAACTCTCACCCATAATCGATCAGAAACAAGAATGAGAATTCGCAAATATGAGAATGAAAACCTTCCGGCCGCAAACTCGCGGGTCCTTCTGGGGCCGCGAACCGACAGCAGGTTCCGAAGCGCCTCGGCGCGCCAGTTAGGGACCAAAAATTGCGGCCCCGGTCAGGAAGCGCGCCAATCCGAATGTAAAAGTGAAAGAAAAGTGAGAAATTCGCCGGGTCGTATCAACTCTGAGAAGCAAGAATGAGAGCCGATGAGCCGTAAAAAAACATCCGGTCAGAGCCACGGAAAGGCGTGGATTCGCAAGGAGAAGCGATACGCGATTTATTTGCGCGATGGAATGGCATGCGCGTACTGCGAGCGCGACCTTTCGGGCGAGCAGGATGGGGGCGTCTGCCAACTTGACCATTTGACGCCGACCGGGGGCAACGAGCCGGTCAACATCGTGACGGCGTGCCGACCGTGCAACACGGCCAAGGCCGGGAGACCCGTTGGTCAGTTCGCCTCAGCAGCGGCACAGGAGCGGATTGCGATGCTGATCGCCAAGCCGATCGACATCGCGGCGGCGCGGGTGTTTCTGGCGCGGAAAAAGGGCAATTCAACGAGCGCGACAGTTGCGCCGAGCGCGGAGATTCCCGAGGTAAGGATTGGAGCGAAGCAAATGGCTGAACTGGCGCTCACGACCGAGGCGCGGCTGTTCGATCTCGCGAGCCAAGGCAAGATTCCGGCGGCGACGGCGGAGGGGTACGACGGATTACGTACGCTATCTGCGATGATTGGTATCCGGTCGGGTCCATCGGTCGGCGAGAGGACGCAGGAGGCCAAGGCCAGGCAGGCGGAGGCCGATGCGAATTCCGCCGAGGTCGACGCCGCGTTGAAAATCGGTTCCGTCGTTTTCGCGGGCGAGATCGAAGCGCAATGGGAGGACGTTGGAACGCAGGTGCGGGTGATTGTGGAGACGTTCCCCGGATTGACGGAGGCGCAGAGAGACGGGCTGATTGAGAGGATGAAGGCGGTGAAGCTTTCGGAGGCGGAAGCGTGAGTGCGTGGAAGCTGAAGCGCACGAAGCAGTGCGCGAAATGCCCTTGGCGTGTCGGCGTTGACCCGCGCGACATTCCGGACGGATATTGCGAAAAGAAGCACGCCGCGCTCGCGAGCACCATCGCGAGCCCCGATGACATCGGAGACGCCGTGGCGATGTTCTCCGGGCGCCGGGCGCTCCACATCATGGCCTGCCACGAGACAGGAGAAGCGCATTGCGTGGGATGGCTCGCAAACCAGATTGGGCCGGGCAACAACATCGCGCTCCGCATCAGCCTCCACGACTGCGAAAACCTCGGGAAACTGAAGCTGGTCGGCGAGCAACACGAACGATTCGAGGACACACTGCCATGACGCCGGAAATCCAATCGCGAATTCGGACGAACGGGCGCGCGATCTTTCGCGGGTTCGCGAAGGGGTTGACGCGGCGGGTAAAGCGGTCGGTTGTGCGATGGGCGCGCGAGGTGCGTAAGATGCCGAAAGGCGGTCCGTTGTCGGGAGCGAACATCGTCCGGTATACCACGGAATTTTGCCCGCATGTCGTGGAGATCATGGACGCGATGGACGATCCCAGCGTGCGCGTCATCGTCGAAATGATGGGCGTACGTGACATGAAGACGAGCAGCGGTTTAAACGCGGTCGGGCGGTGCGTGACAGATGACCCAGGCGGAATCTACTGCGTCCAGCCGGATGAAAAGTCGGCGGAACGATTTGAGGCCGGCGACTTGGAACCGATGATCAATCTGAATTTGGAGCAGTACTTCGTTCAGAAAAAGTCGCGTGATTCGGGACGGACGAAAACCTTCAAAAAGTTTGCGGGCGGCGCCATCAGCATCGTCATCGGCGGCAGTCCGACTGACTTCCGGGGCACAACGGTAAAGATGCTTCTCGTTTCGGAGGTGGACGGTTTTCGGGGCGACACCAAGGCGGCGGTCTACAAGGCGATCAACCGAACCACCGGAATTCCCGATGCGATAATCATCCTCGAATCGACTCCGACGAAATCGACGCTCCCTCCGGAAAAGCCGGGAGACAATCCGGTCTATCGGTCGTCGATCGCGGAATGGTATGACAAGAGCGACAAGCGCAAATGGTTCGTGGAGTGTGAGGATTGCCGAGAGCTGAGCGTGATCTTTTTTCCGGGAGTTTGTGGAGATGATAGGTTCTCGATTGGAAACCAGATTCGGACGAGCACCGGAGACCCAGCCGACGCTAAATGGCACTGCCCACGGTGTGACCACGGGCACGAGGAAGGCCAGTGGTTCCACGCCGCGCAGAGCGGCCTTTGGCTTCCTACCGCTGGCCTTTCCGGCGAGGATATTCTCTCCATCCGCGATTCGCACAAGGACGCGAGAGCACAGCAGCCCGAGGTGCGCGGATACTGGCGCAACGGATTCAATTCCCTCCTTCCAAAATCGAAGGGCTACCGGACGAAACTCCACGAATTTCTCTCGCAGGGTGAAGCCGCGAAGTCGTCACCCGATGCCCACGAAACTTGGACGAACGAAATCGCGGCAGAGCTCTGGGATGAGTCCGCGATTGGCGAACCGGCGCCGGAATGGGAACCGTTGATGGCGCGGGCCCTACCATCGTGCGACGATTCACGCGGGTTCATCGTGCCGGCGGATGCGCTGATTTTGTGCGGAGGAGGCGACGTTCACCCGGATCGAATCGAGTGGACGTGGCTAGGGTTCGGGCGCGGGGAAACGTGTTGGGTGATCAATCACGTCGTGACGCTCGGCGATACGCGGGACCATTCGCGGCACGGCCCGTGGCATCGTCTTCACCAGGAGCTCCAGCGGACATTCACTCACGAGCGCGGCGGCACGATCGGTCTGGAGATGGGGTTGATTGATGCCGGCTACGGGTGGGACGACGTGCTCACGTTCCTCCGCACAGGCGTCATGCAGGGCAAGCTGCGTGCGTGCCGCGGATCTTCGACCTACCCGGCTCCGGTTGTCAGCGGGTACGGAAAAATCGTCACGGGTCGGCCGGGACAAGGCACGCTCTACGGTCATTTCGTCGGGACGGACGCGGTTAAGGATACCCTCTATTCTCGCCTCCGGTTGATCCCCACGCCTGAGGGTTATCCCGAGGGATGGATTCACTTTTTTGACCGCTTGGATCAGTCGTATTACGAGCAACTGACCGCTGAAAAAGTGGAGATCGTGAGCGTCGGAGGACGCGAGGAACGGCGGTATCGCAAGAAGGCGATGCAGCGGAATGAAACGACAGATACTTGGGTCTACGGCTACGCCGCTTTCCGCCGGCGGTCGCAATGGGATTGGGACGCGATAGAGCGGGAGCGGATGAAATTGAGCGAGCCGGAAGAGCCGGAAGAGAAGCCGTTCGTGCCGCCGTCTGCGAGTTCGCGCGGCGGATTTGGGAGCGGCTGGAATTTATGAAAACGATTCGAGAACTGATCACCGAAGCGGAGAGGAAGAGCGTCCCCGAGGCGTTGCTTTTCGGGAGAATCCGCGTCATCGCAATCCCCGAATGGCCGAAAGACACGGCTCTTTTCACGGACGGAACGAAGGAGGGATCAACCCGGATTCGATTCGATCCTTCTGAAACTCACCGTTGAGCGTCCGCAGCCGTGTTCATTTTTTCAATAAAAAGTGACCGTCTGCGAAGAACCGGGGCGAGGAGCGTATCCGCTCCATCCGGGCAAAGCCGTGGGCTCCCCCACCGACCAAAACAGCGAAGGCTGAGGAGGTCGGCAAATTGTCGGGGGCAGTTCCCCGCATTGGCCGGATGGCGTGGGGCGATTTCGCTCGCCTGCGTCATTCTGGGCGTTGCCTGTCTGAGCCGAGGCAACCCCGCTCGGCGTGGCGAATCTTGCGTTGCCGCCTCGATCCTGGTCCCCGAGCGTATCCACGTTCGGGAGCATTACCCTACGGCTTCATGGCGCACGCCGCTCGTGCCGCCGGAGTTTGACGAAGACCGGAAAGCGCGGTTGCTGGCGTGACGGATAAGCCCGTTTCGCGCGGGGTGTCAAAAAGAAAAGAGCCGCACCCTCGCGGATGCGGCTCAAAGCACTTTCGGCCTTCGTCGCGGCAAACCTCTCGCTTTGTCTCGCAAAGTTCAACGAAAAACTTTGCCAAGATTCGACGGACGGGGTAAAAGCGATCCGTGAAGTACATCACCGCACTCGCCATCGTGGCGGCCCTGTCTTGCGCGGCATTCGCCGCGCACGCTTCGCCCGCCGGAAACCCCTCCAATGACTGCTCGTCCCTCAGCGTTCCCGACAAGCCGGTTGCCTTCGCGCCCGTCTCGCTCGTCTACGTGAAAGTGCCGCAGTTCCGCTACGCCGTCGACCTTCTCGACTTCGCTGGCGCTGACATCGTGCCCGCCTTCTGCCCGGCGGCGCTCGACGCGCGACAACGAACGCCGCAGATCACGGCCAGCTATCTCGACGCCAAGAACCGCTTCGGGGAGCCGCTGAAAACGAAAGGAGTTGCGCCGATTTTGGCGCGGACCCTTGCCGTCGCTCGGAGTACGATTTGAGACTCCAAAACACACGAACTTTCAAAAGGGCGACCAGAAACGGTCGCCCTTTTTGTTTTGCTGATTCAAGAAGTAGGGTATAGGTGCGGGGAAATGGCCTGCCAACCGACTTCCTGCGTTCCCCGCGCGATTGACGCCGGAACGACGGTCGTTTTTCACGTCGATTCGAACTGCCATCCGTCGAGCGAGTGGACGGGAGTGCTCGTTTTCAACAACGGGATCGACGCCTCGAAATCCGTGACGATGACCGCGAACACGGACGGGCGCCAGTTCGACGTGACGCTGACTCCGACCTTCACGGCCGCTCTCGCGCTCGGCTCCACGATGGCGATTCCGCTCTTCACGCGGATCTCCGATTCTGCCGTGGAATACGGGAACGCGCAGACGACCGTTGTCCTGCCCGCGATCACGGCGACGGCCACGCCGTCCACCGCGCAGGCGATGGTGACTCTGCTCACGGCCGCGCTCGCTCGACTGGCCGCGAGCAAAAACGCCAGCGTTAGTTTCAACGGTCAGAGCTTCACAAAGGCGAACATCTCCACCTACCGCGACCAGCTCACCTACTGGCAGGCCATCGTCATTCAGGAGCAGGAGGAATTGACCATGCTCCGCGGCGGTCGCACGAATGACGGGCGGATTCAAACCGAATTCGTCGGGCCGTGCAACGGGCCGCTTGGATACTCGCTTCCGGGCGTGTATCTCGGAGGTTTCTGCCAATGAGCAAGAAGCACAAAAAGCACAAGGGCGGTGGAAGCGAACTGGCAGAGAGAGGATACCGCGAAGTCTCTGGCATCGGTTCCACGAACGCAGATTGGCAGGTCACTTCCGTTTCCGAGGACAGCGATGTCTGGACGAATTCCTATCTCCTGACCTCCCGCATGCGCGACCTCGCGCGCACGAATCCAACTTTCCAGAAGTACCGAGATTTGCTTTGGGCGAACATCTTCGGCGCTCAGGGGATCATGCTATCGATGCAGGTGACCGAGACCGAGGATCGCGTTGTCTACGCGCCCGACGACGCCTCGCCGGCCAAGAAAGCGCGCATCCGCGAAGAGCTGTGGGCGCTCATCAATCACGAGCGGAAGATCAACCGTCTCCGCGAATGGGCGGCGAAACGAGATGGGCGCGAGCCGGAGCAATACCGCGCATTCAAGCTCGCGGATGCTCTGGAAAAAGTCGGCGAGAGGAGTATCGAAACCGTCATGCGCGGGATGGCAACGGTGAGCGTTGGCGCCCCTGACGTGTACGCCAATTTGCGGATTCAGGCCGCGTGGAAGGAATGGCAGAGAGCCGAGTTTTGCGATGCTCGAGGAAGCCGGAGCTACAACACGATCCGCCAGCTTCGCCTTTGGTCCGCGGTGCGTGACGGCGGGTTTTTCATCCGCATGGTTTCATCGAAAGCGGTGAACAAATTCGGCCTGACGCTCCAGCTCATCAACGATGAATGGTGCGATCGATTCCTCAACACGACGCTCCCAAACGGGAACGTGATTCGCATGGGCATCGAGTACGCTTTCACGCCGTGGGGAATCGGGAAAGTGGTGGCGTATTACTTCATCAAGCGGCAGCCGATGGACTGGCAATTCTCCATTCCCGGCGCGTTCAACCTCACGCCTGGGGCGATTCACGAGCGCATCTCGGCCGACGAAATCATTCACTACGTGCGCAACGTGGACGCGGACGGAACGCGACCCGCACCCTGGGCGGCGAGCGTCATTCCGAAGGCTCGCCAGCTCGACCAGTACGAGCTCGCGGAAGTCGTCGCCGCGCGTGAGCAAGCCTGCAACACAGGCTTCTACTACTCGGACGTGTTGCCGGAGGGCGGGCTCGCTCAACACCTTCCCGACCCGACCACTGGAATGAGCTTCGAGAAGATGGGGCCGGGCGACAAGCGCGGCCTCAAATGGGGCGTGAAGTACCAGCAAAATCAGGCGCTCCATCCGAACGGCAACGCGGAGAACTTCCGCAAGATGATGATGCGCTCGCAATCGGCGGGGATGCCGGGTGCCGACTACAGCCGGCTCGCGAACGATTACGAGGCCATCAACTTTTCCGCCGGCCGGCTCCAGATGCTCGACACGACGGGCGTGTACGAGATCATTCAGCAAAACGATATCGACACCGCCGAGAAGCCGATCAACGAACGGTGGCTGGAAAACGCGCTCATCTTCGGAGCGATCCCGTTGCCGTACGCGAAGCTTCAAAAATACCAAGGAAAACAGGTGTTCCAAGGCCAGCGTTGGCCGGGCGTTGACGAGGTGAAAGAAGCGACGGCGAGCGCGCTTCGGGTGGCGAATCACCAGAGCACGGACACGATTGAGAACGCACGAAGAGGGCAGGTGTTCAGCGAAATTCTTGTTCAGCGGGCTCAGGAAATAATGGCAGCGGAGGAAGTTGGGATCGACCTGACGAAAACCGTCCAGAGCGGCGCGCCGGCAGTCGCGCCAACGGTCGACGAGACCGAGCCCGAGGACAAGAAGCCGGCCGCGAAAACGAACGCCAAGAAATCGAAGCTTGCGAAAGGTCCACGATTTGCGATAGCGGACGTATGAGCGACAAGGAAAAGCCGACCAAGAAGGTTCCAAAACGCCGCAGAAATCCGCAGCCGTCTCCGCAGCCGATCAACCGCGATCCCAGCAACCTCTCATGCCGCTAAAAACCATCAACGTCCCCGCCGGCCCGCTATTTCGAGCGGGAATGTTCGAGATGGAAGGCGAGGGCGAAGCGCGGCAGTTCAAGGCTTCGATTTCCAGCGATACGCCTTACCTCCGGTACGATTACTGGGCCGATGAGGAGTACTACGAAGTCCTCTCGCACGCGCCAGGATATATCAGCGACGGGCGCTTGAAAGCAGGCATCCCGGCGCTTTACAACCACGACCGAAACGCGCAGCTCGCGCGTGCGCGTACCTTTTCCAATGACGGACACCGCATTACCGTGTCCGATCTCGTGTGGAGCGAGAGTCCGGATGCGCTCCAGAAAAAGCGCGACATCGACGCCGGCGTCCTCGTGGATACCAGCGTCGGCTACACTCTGCTCGACGATGGCGAATGCGTTGGCGCGAAGGATGGAATTCCAATCTACGAATTCAAGTGGGAGCCGCACGAGTTTTCGTTCGTGACGATCCCGGCCGATTTTTCCGTGGGAGTCGGACGCCAGCGCGAGCACAAGCCCGAAGGTGAGCCCCGAAAAATCTCCGTCCGCACGAAAGAAAATGTTGACTTGAGCGGTAGGAAAGAGAACAAGCCTATCAAATCTATGGCGACCGAAACCGAAGTTCCCCTCGAAAAGAAAGCCGAAGTGAAGGTCGATATCATCGCCGAGCGAGCTGCGGGCCGCAAAGCCTACCGGGAAACGTGCGAGAAAATCGATGCATGGGCGAACAACCACTCCATCGAATCGTGGAAGTCCACGGCTCAGGAAGTGGCAAAGAAACACAAGGCGATGGATGAGCCGGACTTTGGCGCGTTTGTCGATGAGGCCCGAGCCAAACTTGACGGCGTTGTTCGCGTCACCGCCGAAAACCTCAGTCCTAAAGTCGGACTCGACGCCAACGCGATCCGCAGATTTTCAATGGTGAAGGCGATGCGCGAAATGGCCGGATTCAACGAGGCCGGCTCGATGACCGGGAAGTTCGGCGCGGGAGCTCTCACCGGACTCGAAAAGGAAGTTTGCAGTTTCTCCGAAACGCGGCTCCAAGAGAAGGGCGACCGCCGCGACTTCCAAGGCGCGTGCATCCCCTCCGACATCACGGACGCGCGGGCCGATGAGACGTACGATCTCGACAAGCGCGGCCTCGAAAATCTCGCGTGGCAAATGCGCCGGCTCGAAGCTTCGCTTGGCCGCACGATGGCTGCTTCCAGTTTCACCGGGGGCGGTTTCCTCGTCGGCACGGAACTCCTCGCGGGCAGCTTCATTGACTATTTGAGGAACGCCTGTTTCATCGGCCAGGGTCCGTTCTCCATCATCGAACTCGGCGGCCTCGTGGGCAACGTCGCGATTCCGAAACAGACTTCCACGGCGACGGTATACTGGCTCCCGGAAGGCGGCAGTTCGACCGCCTCCGATTTCGCCGGCTCGCAACTCTACGGCACTCCGCACCGCATGTCGGTGCAAGGCTCGTGGACCAAGCAGCTCATGCTCCAGAGCACGCCGGCTGTCGAGATGCTCGTGCGCAACGACCAGGGCCGCGCCGCGGCGGTGGAAGAGGATCGCGTCGTGTTCCTCGGGTCGGGTGCCGGCGGCGAACCCATCGGCATCGTGAACACGACGGGCGTTGACGCGAGCGTGACGTTCTCGGGCAACTGGACGCAGGCGAAGTCGCTCCTGTTCCAGCTCGCGATCGAGAACGCGAACGCGAACACGATCGGCGAGATGGTTTTCGTGACGAATCCGACCTCGAAATCGTACGCGATGGGGACCGTTCAAGTCTCCTCCTCGACGTTCCCGATTTACATTTGGATGCCGGGGAAGGGCGAGTATCCGACGATCAACGGCGCGAAGGGCGGCATTGTCCTCGACTACGGCGCCTACGCGACCAAGCAGCTTTCCACCCGGGTGCTGTTCGGCATCTACAACAACAACGTCATCAAATTTCGCTGGGGTGGCATCGATCTCATGGTGGAGCCCTACACGGGCGCGGCCACGGAGACTGTCAAGAGCTACCTCAATCAGTGGATGGACGTGGGAATCCGCTATCCGCAGGCTTTCTCGTATTCGACGGACGCGCCGACTTCGCCGTAATTCCACGCTCGCAAAATCATGGCATCTCCCAAAGCAAAGCTCCTCTACTTCGTCGCTCCGATCTACGCGCGCGGCGAGCACGTCATCGGCGAAAATGCGAAGGATGACGACGGCAAGCCGAACATGATATTGATCCCGCGAGGGGCGGAAAAGAAGATCGACGGCGAGGTTGCCAAGGATCTCATCATCGCGAAGCAGGCGATCGACATTCAGTCGGCTCGCCCGCACGAAATCGCAGAGGCGAAAGCGTTCGTGAAAGAGCGCCTCGCCATCGAAAACCCCGTGAAGAAATCCGCCTGATATGCGAATCAAAATCCTCAAGCCGGGCCTGACGGTCCTCGAAAAAGTTCAGGAAGTCGGGGCCATCGTGAATGACCCGAACCCGAACGAGTGCCACAACCTCGTGATGGACGGTCGCGCGGAATACCTCTCGCCGGAAGATGATGCCGCCGAGCAGGCGAAGGAAGACAAGGCCGCTGCGGACGCGCAAGCTGCCGCCGAGCTCGCGAAAGAAGAGTCGGAAGCCACGCCCGTTACCCCGCCCTAACCTATGGATTACGATACCGTCGGCTCACAAACTTTCACGACCCTCATTGCGCCGGTCTCCAGCGCGACGAACAACGCGGCCTCGACCGGATTCGACACGAACGGATACGAGGGGATTATCGCGGTTCGCGTCAACCAAGGCGCGCCCACGGTCGGCGATGCGGGCCAGCAATTTGTCGTGCATCTCCAGGCGAGCGCGACCAATGCCGCGAGCAACGCGACGAACACCGTTGGCACGCTGGGCAGCCGCGTGTTCACCGGCACGACCAACAACGCGGCCAGCGGCGCCACGCTCACTTTCGACAAGCGTGCGGAGTTTCGCTACCTCTTCTTGCGGACGGTCATCACGGGCGGCAACTCGCCCGCGGCTCCGATCTCCGCGACCGCGGTCGGGAAGTTGCAGATGCAGCCGAACTAATTTCTTGGAGTCGGAAGAACGCCCGCTCGGTTTCTTGTTTTCCCGAGCGGGCGTTTTCGTGTAGTAGTGGAATCTCAACGCAGAAACGGGAGCGGAAACCCTCAAACCGCCTTTGAAAGATGACCGTCTTCATCTACAGCCTGACAGACCCACGAACGAACGAGATTCGTTACGTCGGCAAGGCGATGGATGTTCAGCACCGGCTTGGCCAGCACTACAGCGATACGCGGGGAGAAAGCCAGAGGGCGCGGTGGATTCGAGAGCTTCGGGCCGAAAATCTAAAGCCGGCCATTGAGGTACTGGAGATGTTTCCGGACTCCGACGGAACCGACTGGCAAAACGCTGAGCGATGGTGGATTGCGTATCTCCGATTCATCGGATGCCCACTCGTCAATCTCGATCTCGGCGGGCACGGGGGCCGCAAGATGTGCAGCGAATCCAAGGAGAAATGCAGGTTGATCCATCTCGGAAAGAAGCGCTCCCCGGAGACTCTCGCGAAGCTTTCCGCGATACGGAAAGGACGGAAACTTTCGCCTGAATCCATCGCGAAGATCGTCGCCAAAAACAAAGGGCCGCGCCCGTGGCAGAAAATGCCAGAGGCGCACAAGGCCCGACTCGTGGCTATCCATACGGGCCGGAAGCACTCGGAAGAGGAAAAGAAGCGTCGCGCGGATGCGATTCGAGGCAAGAAGCGGACGCCTGAGCAAGTGGCTCGACTGTCTGCCGGACTGGCTCCGTATTGGGAAAAGTGCCGACTCAAGTACGCGCCCGCGATGGATGACATCCGCAGCGGCGCAACAATTTCAGAAGCCGCTAAAAAACATGGACTCGACTACTCCGCTCTCTGGCATCACGCAAAACCAAAAGCCGCGCCGGCTGTTCCTGCCGATCATCGATAATGGCGGCGGGGCCGTTAAAGCGAATTGGGCTGTGTGCATGTTCAACGCGCTCGTGGAGGGCGTGTTCGGCGCGGACGTGGTAATCGAGCGCATCTCTGATAGCCACGCCAACCGGGCCTGTTGTCGGGCCGCTACGCTTTTCCTCGCGACCGACTGCACGGACATGCTCATCATCGACGCGGACACGCTTTTCGTTCCGCGTGACATCGAAAAAATTCTCTCGCACGACAAGCCGCTGGTCTGCGGAATTTACCCCAAAAAATCCGACGATGCGCCGCCGTGTTTGGGACCCCTCCTCACCGGAGTTCCGCCAGCCGACGCAAACGGATTGGTGGAAGTGCGATGGGCGGGCCGCGGATTCATGCGCATCCGCCGCGAAGTTTTCGAGGCAATGAAGGAAGCGAACGGGGGGCCGGCGCTCGAATACCACAACAACGGGGAGACCGAGCACGAGTTTTTCTCCAGCGGGCCGATTGAAGGCGAGGTCACGTTCGTTGCCGCCGGCCAGCGGGAATGGGTGAGCGAGGACATCCTTTTTTGCGTGCGCGCGAAAGCCCTCGGGTTCCCGTGCATGGTGGACACACGGATCGCGCTCATGCACGAGGGGAGCAAGGTCTACAGATTCGGACCGGGTCAGATCGTCCGCGTGGACAGCAACATTACGAGCTGGCGGGACATCCATGGATGGTTTGACTACGAGGATTTCTACCGCTTTCTTGTGTCGGAAATTCCGCACGGCGGATCGTTCGTGGAGGTCGGTTGCTGGCTTGGTCGGTCCATCGCTGCCTTTGATTCGTTTCGTCGGGAGGCTGGGAAGGCAATCGAACTTTGCGCGATCGACACGTTCAATGGTCGCGCTGAAAACGATGAGCATGCCGCCATATTGGAGGCGCACGGTGGCGATGTGGAAAAGGCGTTCTCCGCGAACATGGCAGTGCTTGGGGTGCCGGTATCCGCGAATCGCCGGCAGAGTTCGGACAGCGCCTTGTTTTTCGACTCAACACTCGACGCCGTTTTCATCGACGCGGACCATTCGGAGGAAGCTGTCTCGCGCGACATCGCGGCATGGTGGCCGAAGGTGAAGCCGGGCGGGATTCTGGCGGGGCACGACTTTGACGAGCCGGGTGTTGCGGCGGCAGTCTGGAAATCGGCCGGCGCGCTGGAGATGGGACCGATCAGCCGAATGGGGCGCTGTTGGTGGGTGCGGAGATCATGGATCGATGAAAAGAAGGAAAAGCAGGCGCAAGAGCTTCGGGAGAAATTGGGACTCGCGCCGGCCAAAGAACTCGCGTAGAGAAGCCCCATGGCCGATACCCTGATTGCCCTTCCTCGCTACGGCGTGAGCAGCGGGGAGGCTATCCCTATCGCGGCTGTGGACCTCGGGGACGGGACGTTCGCGCTGGCGGTGAGCAACGGGCCGTCAGGTGCGAGCGTGGCTTTTCCTGCGGTCGGCAGCGCGGGCGCATCGGTCCCTTTCGGCGCGGTCATTGTTTCCACCGGCATCTACGCGCTGCAAACTCAGACCTGATTTTATGGCAAACACCGTCATCGCATTTCCTCAATACGGCTTCTCAGGAGGGCAGACCGTTCCCATCCTCGCGGTCGACAACGGGGACGGGACTTACTCCCTCGGCACCGTCGCCTATAACCAGAGCTACAAGTCGCCCGTGCGCGTGGCGACAACGGGCGCCGGCACGCTGGCGACGAGCTTCGCGAACGGCCAGACGGTCGACGGAATTGTCCTCGCAACGGGTGACCGAATCCTCATCAAAAATCAGGCTGCTCCAGCGGCAAACGGAATCTACGTTGTCGCGGCCTCGGGCGCGCCAACCCGGGCGACTGACTTCGATTCTTGGTCCGAAATTCCCGGCGCGGTCGTCGGCGTGCTGGTCGGCACAACGAACGCTGACACCGCGTGGATTTGCACGAGCGATTCCGGCGGAACGATCGGCGTCACGGCGATCAACTTTTCGGCGTTTGGAGCGTCGGTGAACCTCGCCTCTCCAGGGCCGATTGGAGGCACTACACCGGGAGCGGGAACGTTCACGACGCTACACGCGACAGGCGCGAGCGCGCTGGATGGAACCGTAACTTGCGGAGGCAGTTTGGACGCCAGAAACGGCAACGTTATCGCGGGCGCAGGGCTCGGATTCTACATGCCGAATGGCGCGAACATACTGGCGCCAACGGACGGGGTTATCATTTTCACAAACGGCTCGTCCTTCGTTGACGTGAACCGGCTTTGCTGGGGCGGCGCAACCGCCAGCTTCCCCGCGCTCAAGCGGAGCTCGACAACGCTGCAATTCCGCCTCGCGGACGATTCCGACTTCGCTCCAAGCCAAGGCAAAATCACCACGGACACCGCAGCCACCACGGGCCTCGTAGCGGGCGCGATCGCTGCTCTCACTACCGCGACCATCGTCATTTACGACGCCACCGGAACGGCCTATCGCGTGCCCTGTGTCACGCCCTGACGATGAGCGAATTCACCGAAGCATTTGCGGAGCTGACGGAAGCGCAAGAGGACGCGGATGGATTCTCCACCACGATCACGGTCGCGGGCGTGACTGCGCCGGTCATTCCGGGGAGCCTCAATACGGACCTGATCGCGATTGACGGTGCGTCCGCGATGGATGGCGGGTATTCGGTACAGGTGCTGAAATCCTACTTCCCGAGCGAGCCGACAAAGGGAAGCGCGGTCACTCTTTCGTGCTATCCGAATGAAGCGCTGATGCTCACTTCCGACGCCGCGCAGAGTCACGGCGTCTACACCTTCACCATCGGCGATCTCGCCGCAACCGACTGATGTACGGACTCGCCGACATGAAAGCGCCCCTCGCCGTTTTGGCGGTAGCGATATTTTTAGCGGCTCTCCTCTTTTTCGCATGAGCGACCCAACCTCCATCGGATACGACGTTGAAACGTGGGGCATCGCGCTCCTGCGGTCCGTCGTCGCGGTGCCGACAGATTTCGAGGTACTTCACGAGATGGACGTTGCCCGCGGCGACTCGAATCGCGTCATCCTCAGCGGCATTGAGACTGCCGAATCGTGGGAGGGACCGGGCAATATGGAGACGCCTCTCTCGACGGTCCAACTGACGGTCGAGCTTCGGATGACGGAAGTTGACGCCTCGAAAATCGAGACCTATTTCGCGAAGATCCAGAGAGCTTTCCGCGCGCGGCCTTATCCCGACCTTCCGGAAGATGCGCTCTTCAATGTCCGGATTCCTCTGCCCGAAGGGTCCGAAGAAAAAGACCCGCGCCACAATACGCGCGTGCGGACGTGCTCCTTTTCCTTCCTCGCGATGCAAATTGGTCCTGTCGTCACCGCGTAATCCGCTTGCCAACCGCTAGAAAAATCGTAAGAAGGAATCTCAAATGACCCTCGTAAACGCAACCGGAGCAGCTTGGGGTGTGGCCAACGATGAGACCTCCGTCAATATCGAGGAGTTCAAGGTGTCGGTGAAACCGGAGTTCATTGAGCCGCTGATGAACAAGGACAACACGCGGAGGGGCGCGGCCGTCGCGCCGCAGATGGTGACCGTGGACATGAGCGGGGAGACGCTCGGCTCGACGGGCGCGCTGGCGGCGGGCCTCACCACGACCGCTTTTACGCCGGTCAACTCTTACGCTTTCTTCGGCTCGAATTCGCCCGACCTGCTCCAGACGCAAGGCGATGTCACTGCGAACCGTTCCGCGTGGCAGAAGTTCTCCACGACCTTCGAGGGGTATCAGGGACAGAACGTCTAACCGCTTTCAAAATGGCGACACGTTGGGATAAAATGACGGCTGACCAGAGGGCGCGCAGCCTCGAAAGAGGCAGGGCGCATTACGCTCTGCATCGGGAGCGGTCTGCGCGAGTGCGAAAGGAGTGGGCTGAGAAGAACCCCGAAAAAATCAAGGCCAACAAGGCGCGCTACTACCGCGAAAACAAAGAGGTTCTCACCGCGAAAATGCGCGAGAGAAACGCGACGATGGATGGATCAACGCGAGAGAAACACAACCGCGCAAAGGGCGCATGGAAGGCCAAGAAAAAGGCAGAGTGCCCCGAGTTCAAGCTCATCGTGAACATGCGTGAGCGAATTCGTTTCGCCATGCTGCGCGTTTGCTCCATCCGCAGTGAGCGAACCAAGCAACTGCTCGGTTGCTCACCCTCATTTCTTCGCGGATACATCGAGGCGAAGTTCGAAATCGGAATGACTTGGGAGAATTACGGCGAGTGGCACGTCGATCATATCATTCCTTGCGCGGGGTTCGACCTGCGAAATCCAGAGGCGCAGAAGGAGTGCTTTCACTACTCGAATCTTCAGCCTCTTTGGGCCGAGGAAAATCTTTCCAAGAACGACAGAATGCCGAGCGGCATCAGCGCACGAACCCTCAAACTCCTCCACTAAATTGGCTGCTTTATCGATCGACGCCACTCTCGTTCTCGCTTCCACCGGAAAAACGGGAGGCGTTGCCAAAGCCGGCGCGGCCATCACCGCGGGCCAAGTCGGCTACATCGCGGACGGCAACATTTTCCAGCTCGCGGACGCGAACGGAACGCCGCCGTTGAACGTGCCGACGTGCGTTGCGCTGAACGGCGGCTCGACGAATCAGCCGATCAGCTACGCGACGGAAGACCCGACCTTCACGCCGGGATTTACGGTGCTTGCGGGCGACACGATCTGGCTTTCTCCGACCGCCGGCGGGATGACGAAAACGATTGGCGATCTTGTCGCCGGATGCACGGTCAGCGTGCTCGGCGTGATGAAGACCACGACCACGATGAAGCTCAAGATCGTCACCGGCGGCGCTGTCGCTTAAAAAATTCCACCATAAAACGCCGAGATTTTCGGCTCGTTTTCGTAGGCTGAAAAACGGAAAAACGAGCCACTGCACGGGGAGCGGAAATCCCAGAAACCGCCTGAGAAAATTATGAAAACAGAGTTCCAGAAAGGCGGATTCTCATTCCGCCAAATCAAGCGAGAGGGCGCGGTTGCTCTTTTCGATCGGTCCAAAAACGGGCGCACCCATTTCGAGGTCGCCATCATCACGGCGCATGGTCCGTACGAGCTCGTGGGCGTGAAGTTCCCGGCGGGCGAGTCCTATCCATCGTCGGAGCAATGGGGGCAAAAGGGGTGGACGTACACGACGCGCGAGGAAGCCGATGAACGCTTTCGCGGCGAAGTGGAAAGCCGGGGAATCGCCGCACTCACCGCCGCCTGATATGTGGCAAACCAACAACCTCGCGCTCGCGGTAACGCTCTTCACCTGCGGCGTTCCTTTTTATTCGGTTGGCGACCGGAAGCTCGTCCTGTTCAACCTCTACACGCTGGAGAATCTGGCGGCGATGTTGGACACCCGCGGCCGCAAACTGTGGGAGGGAATGTCGATCGATGAGGCGGCGAATGCGGCGTGGAAATCGGGCAGGAAGGGCAACGTGCAATACTGCTTCGACCGCACGCCCGCGCTCGAGGGAATCGTGAAGGCGTACAATCAGCAGAGCGCCGACTCCAAGCGCGCGCTGACTCAGCCATTCGGCGATGATCTCGGCGTTCCGGCGGGCGAGATTTCCGCCGACGAAAAGGACGTTGCGCGGATCGCCAGTCAGCTTTTCGCGAATCGTAAATGGCTCGCGGACCAATGGCGGAAGACCGTTCCTTTCGTCGCCGTGTCGGGCCGGCACAAGCTCGGCAAGGAGAGCGATGGAACGACCATCACGACGGGCAGCGGGAAGATTTACAGCCTGAATCTGAGCGACGAAAACCGGAGGAAGATCAAAGTATGATGCTGGTGAATTGTCCGAATGTAATTTGGGGAATCCCCCCAGAAATCAAGCCGCTCGACCCCGTTCCAGAGGGAAAGGTGAAGTGGCGCTTTCGGGGTGAATACTTTGCTTTTGCTGTCGTTCGCGGGCTGGACGGTCATTGTCGATGGGCCGCAATTCGAGACAACGGCGAAACATGGTCGTTGGATTACGACGTGGCATATCCCTCGCATCGCCAGCGGGACTCAAAACTCCAGCGGGACAACAACGCGCTCCGAACGCAGATCGACGGACTGAAAAAGTACGGCGAGGAATTGTGGAATGAATGCGCTCAACTGCGCGACCTCGTTGCCGTGCTTCGCACCGAGAAAGGAGAGACCCCATGAGCGAAGAAACCGAAGCCGACCGCGCGTTTCGAGACGCGGAAAATCTGGAGTTCGACGGCAAACGCTTAAATAACTTTTCGGTCACTCGTCAACGGGCTGCGATCAAGTTGGGGATGCGCTGGAGGACGGGGAAGCTTTCGGGTGACGAACTGCGCCACATCCCGAATCCGCAATTTCGTCTGCGCGAAGAGGCGCGCGAGGAATTGGAGAAGATCGCGAAGCGCAACGGGCGGCCAAAGGCGAAGGATCGCGCGCGCGCGGAAGAGCTGGCGGCAATCATCGCCGAACGCGCGGACGCACCCGAGAGCATGCCGGATTACGACGGCCTGGACGAGGACGCGGCGATTGTCGTGTACGTGATGACGCTCGCCGATTCCAAGTGCCACGAGATTCGCCGCCAGAGCCCTGAAGTGTGCGTGGGGAGGTTCGATACGTGGAGCGAACGAAACGGGCTAGGACCGGGCGGATACGCGCTCCCTGAGGCCAAGGCGATATTCTTCACCGTCGCATCGCAGATCATGGCGACGGACGGAAAGCCGGAGTACGACACGGGCGGTCCATCGTCGGAGGAAGACGACCCAAACTGATTCTGCCATCGTCCGACGCTTCCATTGTCACGATGGTCGCGATTGGAAGCGGTGGCATTTTCAACGGTCTGCGGTACCACGAGCGCGGCATGGGTCTCCGCACGGGAGCGCACTACATTCTCGACCGCCTACCGCTCGCGCACGTGAATCAGTGGATCATCGAATTTCACGCGATGCCGAAGGGCATGAACGCTGGCGTTGCGTGTCGCGCTCCATCGGGCGAAGGTTCCGCCAGTTCCACCGTAATATGACCGATCAAGAATTGATGTGCGCGCTCATCGGCCAAGTTGCCGCCGCCGCTGACAAAGACACCGAAACCACGGTAGTCACGCGCATCACTCGCCCGATGTGGCGCGCGTGGCTTCGGGCGGTCGGAGAGCCCGAGGACAAAGAGCCGACCGGATGGCTCGGTATCCACAAAACGCTTCGCGTCTACGGATCGCGCACCATCGTTATCGAGTCGGAGGAAATGTTCGCGATCAGCCGCAAGGAATGAGCGACGATTTCAAATTCGACCTGCGCCAGTTCGACGAGGCGATTTTCTATCGGCTGGAGACGACGGACAAAGCTCTGCCGGAAATCATCAACACGGCGGCTCGGAATTCCGCTTATCGGGCCGCTCAATTCACGCCGGTCGCGACGGACGCCACGATTCGCCAGAGCCTCACCAGCAACCCGCACCTGCTCGCGGCCCTGACATCCCGATACCTCGCCGCAACGGGCCAAGGCAGGCTTCCGGCGCCGCAATTCAAGGCAGCGATGCAGGCGTATATGCGAGCGAAGTTCGGCACGAAGAAATATCTGCGCAGTGGATGGGCGCCGTGCATCCGCGCGATGGGCGGCAACTTCCGAGGCGGGGTGAACCAAAAGGCGGAGGACGCCTACGCGAAAAGGAGTGGGCGAAAGAGCGGCATCCATTCCAGCGGCCGGCGGGCAACACGGATGCGGCTCGCGGCATTACTCATCTGGATCACAGACCAGCCGACCGAAGCGAAGGCCAAGAGCGCGGAGGCGATTGCCTTCCGCGCGCTCCAGAAGGGAATCGACTTCGTTGCCGACGACATGATAAAGCACGCGCAAGAGAAGCTCGCGAAACTCTACCAATAACCGATGGCGAAACAGGCCGAAATAAAAGCAAGGCTCAGCCTCAATGGGGCGCAGTTTCACGCCGGTCTGAAGTCCGCGAAGAACGCCGCGCACTCATTCGCCTCAGCGGTCGGAGGCGGGATCAAAAGCGCGATCAGTTCGCCCATCGCTGCCATTGGCGGACTCGTGGCTGGCGCTTTCACAGCGGGCAAGTTCGCGGAAGGAATCAAAGGCGCGTTGGATCTCGGCGGATCGTTGGAAGACCTGAAAAACCGAACGGGCGAGAGTGCCGACAAGCTGCTCTATTTGCAGTCCGTGCTCAAGGACAACGGCGTAGACGCGGGAATGACCGGGGACATCCTGAACAAGATGCAGACCACCATTGCCGGCGCGGCGGGCGGCGTGCCGAAGATGACGAGCGCGCTCGACGCCGCCGGCCTGTCGTTTCAAGACCTCATCAACCTTTCCCCGGCGGAACAGTTCCAGAAAATCGGGGCGTCAATCACGGCGCTCGATTCACCGCTCCAGCGCATCAAGGCCGCCAGAGAAATCTTCGGCAAATCCGGCGGCTCGCTTCTCGGAGCGCTCGGCGACAAGGAAGGATTCGGCACCGCCGCTGCGGCGCTCGGGAAACAGGCGCAACTCTTGGACCAAAACTCCGCGATCTTTGACCGCATCTCTGATCGTCTTGGCAGGTCGGGATTGAAGATGCAGGGATTTTTCGTCGGCGTTACGTCCGTGCTCGCACCCGCGATCGATAAACTCACCGCATCGATTGACGGCATGGACTTTGCCGACCAAGGCGTGAAGTTCGGCGAAGGCATCAAGACGGCGGCAAGTTGGTTCATTGCGATCTTCAAAAATCCGGGTGCGGTGTTCGACGTGTTTGAGAACTATTTGGAGGCCGCTTTTTCCGATGCCGCGAATGCCATCGTGGAAGGGGCTTCGCGCGCGGGAGATTTGATCTACGAAGGAATGAAGTTGGTCGGTAGCGTGTTCCTTGGGGTCGGCGATATTCTCACCGGCGCGGCGCTGAAGTTTGGGAGTAAGCTCGTGGAGGGAATCCACGAAGGCGTCGGCTATTTCGAGGCGGGCCTTATCTTCGCCTGGGAGAAGTCACTGGAGTTTTTCGACGGCGGATGGAGGGACGTTTTGAAGAGCGCAGGAACGCTGCTAAGCGAGATTTTCACCGACACCGTCGCGCTGCTGAAGAAGGGATTTCAAGCGATATGGGACGGCGCGAGGTCATTCTGGAAAGGGTTGCTCGACGCCATCGCAAAGATTCCGGGACTCACCGCAGACGCGGCGGATTACCTCATGCACGCCTTCGACAAGAAGGAGGAAGTAGCAGGACCGAAGGGACCGCCGGCGGCACCTGCCGCACCATACAAGGCGCGTTCGTTCGCGGACATCCTCAAGGCTCAGCTCGCGGAAACCCCGTTCTCGAAAGGCGGGAAGCAAATGGGAATTGAGGGTGACAACTTGCTGAAGATCGGCGGGGCGAGTTTCGAAAAGGCGTGGACGGCGTTCGTTGACCAGACCAGCGCGATCATTGACCGCGAGGGAACGCCAGACATGTTCGGGGCTGGCCTGTACCGGCAGAAAGTGGCCGATGCGCTCGCCAAGCTGAAGGCTGCTCAGCAGGAGGCGCATCGGGATATGAGCAAGGGGCCTGATGGCTTGTTCAAACTTTTCGAGCACGACCCGTGGGAGAACTTCCGGCACTTCAAAAACTTCAGCCGGGAATCGGGACTCAACGCTCTCAATGCCGCCGAGCGTGGCGCCGCGATGATCGGGCCGACGCAATACCTCAGCGCGAAAGAGCGCCGTCAATTTGAGGACGCGGCGGTCGCGTCTGGAGTCGCGCGCGATGCTACCTCCGAGCATGGCTACCATGCCGTCAGACGCGGAGACGCGAAGCGCCGCCGCGCCTTCCTGAAGGGCGAGGAAATCAAAAAGCTTGGACTCGACCGAACGAACGAGATTTTGGAAGAGAGCGTTAAGCAGGCAAAGCGCACCGCCGACCATCTCGATAAGTGGGATGCCGGCCGCAACTGACATGTCCGATTCACTCGTCATCTACGTTGGAGACTCCACCTTTCAGGAGAGGAGCGATCCGGTTTTTTCGACGAACGGGTATGAGCTCGATTCGGCGGCTTGGCCGTGGCAGGGAGCTACTCCGCTGAAGAAAGCTTTCGAGGACGGTCTGGCGAAGTTTCAGCCGATGGGCACGACCTTCCCGAGGATGTTCCTGAATTCGACTTCGGACGATGGCGGGAACAACGTCACGACCGAGACGCTGAATTACATTGGCTTCCGAACCGTTGCACCTCCCCCAAAAGCTGAATCGTCGCTCGTAACCGCGAGCGGAACTTTGCCGATCGGGAGTACGAACTTTTCGTTCCAGTACTACGCGCCGAGAACCAAGTGGACATGGTTCCAAGCGGGCGTGCCGAATCCTACGACGCCGACGTACGCAACGACGGTCGGCGGGATTTCTCCAGCGGCGGCGATGTACAATATCCGGCTGGCGAACGGCTCGCCGCTTTCTTTTGCTGCCGCTTTTGCCGTCGCGAAAACGGTCCCCACGCAGACCATCATTTCCGATTACCAGTATTCGCCAACGGTGCCCGGAGCCATCTGGCAATGCTCATGCACGGTTGACCTGAACTTCATCCCGATTACCTGATGCAAAAGCTATACCCTGTCACGAGAGACGCCAAGACGATCGGATGGCAGTTCCATTGCCCCGGATGCGGGTATGGGCATTGCATCCAGACAGCAACCGATCGCGGCATTTACGACCACGGCGAGCACAAGGGTGACGTGTGGACTTTCGACGGCAACATTGAGAGCCCGACCATTCGAGCGAGCATCCTCGTCACCGGGCAATATAGGTGTCACTCCTTCGTGACGGCTGGACAGATTCAATTCCTTGGCGACTGCACGCACGCGCTCGCGGGGAAGACCGTGGAAATGGTGACTTACGAATACGCATCCACGCCCGACTGATGCAACTCCAAGACAAACTCATCAGGCAACGGTGGGGACCTGCGATCTTCCGCGCGGAGATGAATCAGAAGTATGACCAGATCGACGCGCTCCAGCCGATCATCGGCGACGGGTCCGTGGGGATCACGGAGACGCCGACCGGGCGCGCGTTATCGGTGGCGAACTGGATTCAGCAAGGCGTCTTGAACGCATCGGGGAGCGGTCGGTATTCGTTCAAGGTCTTCAAGAGCGGCGACCATTCGGTGAAAGTGCTTCCCGGTTTTCTGTTGAACAAAATGCCGGGAAACAACTTCAACACGTTCACGATTCCGACCGTTCCAAATGGTGCCTATGCGCTCTCGATCAAAGGCAACACGATGACCGATGCGACGGGCGCTCTCGTGTCCGCTACGCTGCTCGTGCAGGCCGTGACGGGCGACGAGACACCGGCAGACCCATCGGGCTCAGAAGGGCACGCGCCGGCCTTTTTTACGCGGCCTCTCGCTTTCATCCAACTGGACGCGGACGGCAATTTTGAAGACTCGGACATCACGCCGTGCCATCGCTCTTCTCTCGACGTTTCGCCCGTGGTCAAGCTCGTGACCTGCAGCGGTAACACGCTCCAATTCTTTTGCGGCGATCAGATCAACGATCCGCTTGCACCGTTTTTTTAGCATGGATGGCTTTCCTATTTTCGGAGGGTGGAGCGACTCGCAATGGAAGGCCATTCCGGCGAGCAAAATTCCGTGGAACATCATCGCTCCGCACGAAGCACAGGCGTTAATAAATCACTGCGGCCAAGATTTACAGAAACTGGCGAGTCGCGGCGGGCTCGGCCCGTGCGAGGCATTTCCGTGATGTCACCGAAATGGTTTTCGAGCGAGGGACAACATGGGATAGGAGGGACAGATGCCTGACGCCCCTCCCACTTGGACCGTTGACACGGGAGACGCTGGAAAATGCGCGTGCTTCTGCCCGGAATCGCCCGTCCTGACGGTCCTGTATTCGAGCCAAGATGTGAACGGAGAATGGGGGCCTTTCTTTCCCGAGGAGTCTCCGATTGCCGACAATGAAGGCGGCGTGCGGATCATGATGACGTACACCGGGGCGGCGCTCAATGGGTACTTCGTGCGCGGGCGAGTGCTCACGATTCACAGCGTACCGGCGGGCGTCAACGGGTACGAGATCGGCGATAATGTGCGGTTCGATCAGACGCCAGATACGCCGAGCGGGACTTTGCTCGTCAACGGGACGACCTATTACGAGATCCCCAAGACGACCGTTGAAAACGACATCGCGCTTCTCGTTGGACCACCCGGAAAGGCCAACGTGTTTTTCGTCGGCAAGCAGCAGGAACAACAGTTCACGAAGCAGGGGATCGCGGCCTTCGATGCGACTGGAGAAGTGGCGAAGCTCTACAAGAAGGAGGAAGTGACGGGCGATGCTCCGGGATTCGCGACCGTCTCTGGCAACTGCGAATTCACCGCGCTCACGAATGACCAGGGGATCACCGATCCCACGGGAACATTCACCAAAACGGACGGGGTAAACGACGGGCGATTCGCGCGGCCTCCGGTGGGATACATCGGGGTCGAGCGCACCTACGGCCAGGTGACCGATACGACCGAAATCCGCACAATGACCGATGGAGAACACACCCTCGCGATTCTCCTCTCGCGCGAGTACACGACAGCCGATCTCGCTGGCGCCGTGCAAGACTCGCTCGACGTTCAGCTCGCCGCGCAACCGGACGCCGGCCCGCTGAATGAAGGCGTAGTCTCGAAACATTTTCAGAGCGCGGACGAGCGAACGCTCTGGCGGGTGGAGAGCCAAATGCAATTCACCATCGGAGACGGACAAGCGTTCGCTGGCGATCTCGACACAATCCAAATTGCCGTCGCCTACAAGCTTCTGACCGTGGACCTTTTCAGCGGTCTGCAAACGCCTTCCACCGCTCAGCAAATCGTCACCGTGACGGTGCATGATCCCGAGGTCGGAGGAGCCGACGGGCGAGCATTCACTAGCGCGACAGGAGGCGTATTCCTCCTGCCATCGGGCGACAATGCGGAAATCTGGCTCACCGATATTCACGCGGTCGAAAATCCGCTCGTGGTCACGTCGCCCGCGTTCGTGATGGAGTTGCCGCAATAATTTCTGAAAATAGTTCTTGCGTTAGCCGCTTACGCATCGGAAAAGAAGCGCATGAAGCTGTTCTACATCGCCAAATACACGGAGACCGACGCGCATTCCCGCGATTACGGGAAGCAGAAATTTTGCAGGGTGAAGGCCGATGGATGGAGCCCGCGAGGGATTCGTCTCGACCACTGGTTTTACGTGATGGCGCGGACGCTTACGGAGGCCAAGGAACTCGTTAACGCGGGAAAGGCGCGCCGCCTTTCATGAGCGAAACCCCAAAAGAATACCTCGCGCGAATCGGCGCGAAAGGCGGCGCGAAGTCCCGTCGCAAGCTCACGAAAAAGGCTGCGCGAGCGATGGCGAAAGCGCGCTGGGAACTCCTCAAAGGAGCGAAGAAATGACCGCGCAAACGATCATCCCCGCGGCGCATGTCGCGGACCTGTGGCAGAGCATGCACGAGCTGGCGAGCCTTGGGCATTACGGCCACTCGGCTGGAGTGATTGAGCCGCGAAAAGTCCTCATCGTGACAGCCGGCGGCATGTTCGGATGGGCGAACGGAAGCGAGTACGAAGTGACGACCGGACAGCCGCTCGTGATCGCAGGCTGACGACAAATTTAAGCGACAACCCAAACCAAAAAACAACATGAGCACGACCGAACAACCGACCGAAAAAACGACCCTTCGCCTGCCCGGACGAGCGGGCGTCACTGGCGCAGAGGCGCTGGCAAACCTCACCCGTCTTGCGCACGCCAACGACGCGGAAACCCTGATGCGCGAATGCATGGGGCACGAGGCGAAGCAACGGGAGGAGATCGCGCGCACGCCCATCGGGAAGGTTGGCGAAATCATCGCGCCTCGCCCGTCCTTGCCAGCGCATCCCCCATTGTGGATCGGCGAGAACGGCGAGCAAATCGATCCTATGGAATTTCCTCGGATCGTCCGCGAGCTGAACTTCTCCATCGGCGCCACGACCTGCTCCTTCGACGAGACAACGACCACGCACACGACGGACGGGACATTCACCCTCGCGGTTGACGAAAGGGCCTACAGCGAGACGCAGGGACGCAGGACGCCCCTTCCGCAGGGCAACCGCAACATCGCGTGGGAGCCGACCCATCCGACGTACGAGAGCGCGCTCCAATCGGCGATCATGCAGCTCGCGAACTACCGCGCGTCCAAATGAACGCTCAGGAAATCGCCCTCGGCGCGGCATGCATGCTCGTGTCGCCTTTGCCGTGCGTATGGATCCGTCGAATCGTGGACTCTGAGATTGCGGACTCATGGACGGCCGCGGCTCGAAAACTCTACGTGTTCTGTTTCGCGGCACTTCTCGTTGTGGCAACGTTCGGGGGAGGACTTGTCCTCATTCTGATCGGCATTGGCGCTCTGGATCAGTCGCCGACAATCCTGCGAATTACGGTTCCCGAAACATTGCCAGAAGCGCCAATTCGCGAAACTCCTCGCATGTAAAGGAGTGCGGCCCGCAGCCAAAACCAAAGAAATGCGACTGGACCGCGCTCGAAAGGGCGCGGTCCTTTTAAGAAAACAAACCAAAAACAGCATGAAGCTCTCGCGCAAAATCTTCATCGTAGGCGTCTCGCTAAACCCTATCGCCCTCGCATTGATCGCCGTTCAGCTTTTCACCGGCAATCCTGCGTGGTGCATCGCGTGGATTTCGTTGATCGTCATCTCGAATGGGCTATTGCCGATCTACACCTCGGTTCGCAATCGCGAACGGCACGAATAACTGACTCAGGCGCGCCTTTTCTTTTGACTGGAGAGGGAGTCCCGTGCGAGGTTTCCAATGCGCTGAGGGAAATGCCCGTGCGAGTCGGGCCGGGGATTCGTCCCCGTCGTCTAAATGTGAGGACACCCTTTCTTGCCTTCGCGCGGAATTCGGATAAGGGAAGCGAATGAATTTCCTCTGTGTCCCCGAGACGAAGATCGCGGTGGAGAGCCTCCTCTCCAATTCCGGGCAACGGATGGCGAGCCCTTCCAGCGGAGACACGATCCCCATCTCGGCGTGCATCGTTGACGCGATATCGAGTCCGACCTCGCAAAGAATCTGGAATCCACGCGCGCCTGCAGGAGGGACGTTCCGAGCTGCGATCGGCAAGGTGACACAGGCTCCGATTGCCGGGACGTTCACGGTCGGCTTCGGCTCGCAGACATCCGGCGTGCTCGTCTCTGGGAAACACTACCTGATTTCCCTTTTCGTCAGCGGGGACGATTTCACGAACGTGGGCGCGGGCTCGAATGCAACGGGGGTGACATTCACCGCGACGGGCACAACGCCGACCACTTGGACGCACTCCAGCGTGCTCATCGAAATCACGACGGCTCTCGCGTACAACGCCTCGACCAGCGATCTACAAACCGCGCTGAATGCCCTTCACTCGATTTCCGTCCTGTCCCCCGCTGGAGTGGTAGTGACGGCTGTGGCGGGCTTTTATCTGGTCACCTTCAACGCGACCGGGGGACAGCCTCAGTTGACCGCTTACGCGACGAATCTCGCCCCAACTGGCACCATCGCGGAAATCGGGACGGACCTCCAGGGGGATACCGGCATCAACGAAGTCCAGTCCCTCCGATTCGTCCAATCGCCGGCCGCTTCTGCGGACCTGACGGACGCGGCGCCGGCGGCGGCGGGAACCTCGACCACCGTTGTGACTGGCGGCGGCGGCGCGAACGCCGTCTATCAAATCCTCCTCTATACGGTCGGCATGGATGGCTCAATCCTGAATGCGCCTTACGACGGGCAATTCTCGCTCGGTCTCGGCGGCGTGACATCGGGACTCATCGCGTTCGACGCTTCGGCTGCTGACGTTGTGACCGCTCTCTCGGCGATGTCCAACATCGGGCCGGGAATCGGTTCGCCCGTTGTGCCGAATGTCACCGTCTCGAATCCAGCTCCAGGCGTCTACGTCATCGGATTCCAGGGCGAACTTGCGAACACGAATCTCGGCGCAATGACGATTAACGCCGACGCGCTGCTCGTGGTCCCGTTCATGATCGGCGTCCTCCCGTTGACCACTGCGCCGATCCAGCTTCTCTTCGGCACCGCGGCGACCGTTGCCGTCGTTTTCTCCATCACCTTCACTCCCGCCGGCGGCGCTCCATTCGAGGTTTTTCGCAGCAACATCACGCTCGTTCAGCCGCTCATCGCTCCCGGCGCAACTCTGCCGGGGCCGATCATCCTTTATTGGGATGCCATCGAAACACAGGCCGCGATTGACGCCTCTATTCTCGCTGCCGCAGGGACTGCCGCCACGCAGACGCTCACGGGCGGTATCCCGAGTACGAGCTTCACGACCGGCACGCTCATCGTTGACGGGGGCGTGGGCATCAGCGGGGACATTTTCGGAAACGGAAACATCGATGCGGCCGGCTTCTCGCTTTTCGGCACGAACGCCCTTGGCCGTGAATTCGTCGACTCAACATGGCGATGGGTCTCCGACACGTTCTTTCATGCGCCTCGCCTCATCGGCGACGGCATAGAAGCGGGCGCGGCCGGTCATCTATTTTTCAACCTCGCCATCGCGGGAGGATTTCCGGCCAACGGAGACAAGGAGCTGTTGCTGCAAAGCGATCAAGCCGACGTGAACGTGTTCGCCCTCCAAAACTTGGATGCCGGCGGGTATTCCGCGATCTCATTTCGCGATGACAGTGACGTGGAGCTCATGGCCGTTGGGCACGGCAATTCGGGAGCGGCTGCGATTTTCGCGGGGGTCAATTATATCGAAACGTGGAGCGGTATCTCGGGGGCGGGCGCGCCAAAGGTTTTACGAATCTGCGCCGATGGCGACTACGGCGCGACGGGCTCGGGGTTCCGCTTCTATCAGCGGCTCAGCATCGAAGCGACCGGCGTCGTAAAACTCTGGAAGCTCATTCCTTGGGGAACCTCGCAGGTCGAACTGGTCACGTTTGACGATGCGCTCGTGACCGTCGCCACGGCATTGACCGCAACCGGAGCCGTGACCGCGAGTAGCACTCTCACGAGCACTGGAGCATTCACGGCGAGCGCCGCCGCTACCGTGACCGGCACACTCACGGCGAACGGCTCGCTTGTCGCGAATTCCACCGTCACGCTGTCTCCGGCTAGCGGCGTCATCACGATCAATCCGACCGCGGCGGGAACGATCAACAATATGAGCGTCGGACAGACGACCGCCGCGGCAGTCACGGCAACGACGTTTCGCGTCAACACGAACGCCAAGATCGGCGGGAGCGGCACGATCATGAGCCAGATTCAGTTCGGGGTGACGACGCTCGTGGCAGGAACCGTGACGGTCGGCGCTGCCACCGTGACGGCGAACACGCGCATTCTCGCGACGGTCCAGACCCTCGGCACAGTGGCCGCTCCAAAGCCCATCGCCGTGACTGCTCGAGCGGTCGGCGCGTCATTCACTCTGACCAGCTCCGATGCCACTGATACCAGCGTGATCGCGTTCATGTTGATCGAGCCATGAAGATTCTACTGGTAGAAGACGAAGACGGAATCGGGGTCGTCCTGAACAAGCTTCTAGGGCCGATTCGGGAGCGGTATCCCGGAGCGGTCGTCGCGTGGGAAAAGACGATGGAAGGCGCGCGAAAGCATTTGCGGACGATACCTCTCCCAGCCGTAATCGTGTGGGACTTGCTGCTTCCTGACTCCACTCTTCCGATGACCGTAGCCGCAGTCCGAACCATTCACCCTTTTTCTCCATCCGTGATCTTCACCGGCCAAGACCGATCCGTAGTTATCCGCGAACTTCAATCCGACACCGAACAAATCGCGGTCATCGAAAAGCACGACACGGACTGGCCGTCTCGCCTTTTGTCTGCAATGTGCAATGCTCTCACCACCCGTGTTCCCGGCGACAAGGCGGACACCATCGCCGAACTCCGCGAGATTATCGCAGGGCTCAAGGAAAAAGGATATGCCCACCCGGAACCAACACAACCCGCCAGACCCGTATGAGCACGAGTACGCGATCCGGGCTTTGACGGATGCGGTTGAAAAACTCACCGACAAGGCGGAGGAGCTGGACAAGGCTTTCCGAACGCTTCGCGATGCGCAGCTTGAATGGAAAACGAAATGGGCGGTTCTTACCGCGCTCGGAGCGATCATCCTCGGCATCGCGATGAAGTTTCTGCCGTTGCACCTTTGAAGCGAAAGGCGTAGATGGGAAAGATGCTCGCAATTCTATACTGGATAATTCTCGTGCTCGCTCTCCTCGGTTGGTTCGCCCCGGCGACGTGGCCGTATGGTCGGTATGTCGGCGGAGGAGCGCAGGCCGTGCTCTTCGTCATCATCGGCCTTCGGCTCTTCCGCGTGCCTCTCCAGTGATGCGCGCACTCCTCCTATTGGCCGTCCTCGCGAGCGGATGCACGACGGCATATTACCCGAGCGGCAAGAAGGAACTGGTCATCGGA